TCCGCGTAGTATTCCTCTGTCCACTGTTCCAGGTCCTTCATCGCTGGCCGGTCATCGTCTTCACGGCAATACCCATCGGGCAGGCCCCGTGGCTCTCCGTCGTCCATGCTTCTCTCTTCTTCTGCTCGTGTGTATGCGGCAGTTCCTTGATAATTGTAGTCACTCACTGGCCAACCTCTTTCTGGTAATCACTGTATTCAACCGCCTGCAATTTAAGAATGCCACCAGTCATAAGAGCGTTTGAAACCCCTTTGTTTTGTTGCGTCACTGCATCGTTAATGATGGCGCAAACCCATGTGGTCATATCGCCACTCAAGCCACAGTCGGCCTTAATCGCTTTAGCCAGCTCGACATCTGAAAGCTCATCAACCTCAGCTAAAGGCAAAATTCGGCAACCTTCTTTTTTTGACTTAAACGTAATCCCAAAGAACGGGTCATCCGGCTCCTTACCGTCAAACGATTCTTTGTCCATAAACTGAGAAAAAAACTTTATTGTCACTTCCATAATCAACCCTTTCTAATGATACCGTGAAACACTGCTCACTATTCTTTCAACTTCACGACGGGACACCGGCGGCAGGCACTTGAGCCTGTTCACCTTGTCGGTAAGCTCCACCACTTCCGACGCTGAGTGTCCTTCCCAGAAAAACCTACCTGCTACCTTTGCCAACTCGCCATTACGCGAGCCGTCACCGATGGCGGGCAAGCTCTCAATATCTACCTTCGGCTTTTCCTTATCGGACCCCGGCAAAGAGTGGCGCTTAAATCCGCTGCTCTTCTTCTTGATTAGATGCACAAGCCAGCCCGGTACTCCTGGAATCAGTCCCTCTTTTAGTCCTATTTCAAACTCGTACCTCTTGCCCGAATGGTGCAATGAAGGCGGCGCCACGATGTAGCCACCATCGCCCTTCAGGTCTAAACCTGGAGCAAATTTTACTTTGTTCCCAAGGCCAGACGGCTTGAAGAAAAAATGATAGCCACCACCACCCGTGACAGCTCGCGGTCCATTGGAAAAGGTAGACACGTCTCGGTGCTGCTTTACTAGCTCCCTTAGTGTCTGCTTACCCTCTTCGCCATCGACATCGAGCACGGTGAACTGGTTGCAATGCAAACCTATGTTGTAGTTCGGATTCTCAACCCACCAACGAATCACCTGAGACATATCAGTCGTTGCGTCCTTTACCCCACGCATCGAAGCTGGATGTTTGCCAGGTGAGTCGCAGCTTGATACGCCGCAAGAGCAGACCCCCCGCACAACAGTGTGTACGGGGAAAATCTCAAACCCTTCCATTACGTACCAAGCTGCCCAGCTCTGAAGATTCACGGATGCGCGTCCTCACCCGAGCCACTGGAGGGAACCGGCGGCACAGGTGGTAAAGAATCCTCAAAGCAGTTTTCACCAAAGACTTGAACCGGGGTAAGCGTCCCAGCCTTCAGCTGATTATAGGTTTCCAGCAACCAAGTAATTTGCTTGTTGGTAACCTTGTCTAGTGTCTTAATTTCAGCAGCCTCAAGCAAGGCTTGCTGTGAAACTTTAAACTTCTCACTGTACGCCTTAATCGCAGCAGCCAACCGCTCCTTATTGGTTTTCTTCTTAGCCTTCTTCGGCTTCTCTGGGGTCAACACTCCAGGGACTTGGAGAATTGAAACAATCTCCTGCTTCTTTGGCTCCGGCTTCGGGTCCTCGCAAGAAATGTACTCAGCCTCAACAACGCCTGGAAGCGTTGAATCAGTCGGCGCCACCTTGGGCACAACTGCATCAAGGGCGGGGTGTTTTACGGGCTCAGGGTTGGGTGTAATCTGCTTGTGGTAATCACGGATCTCCTCAACCGAGCCAAAGCCCTTAAGGGCATCGGCAAATGCAGTACGCAAGCAAAATGTTCGCGCCCTCATCTGAAGCATTCTCATTGGATACTGAATCCAGGGAATCTTACTCTTGTTATTCCAGAGTCGGGCCGTCTTTGCCATGTCTACACTAAACTGGTACTCGTAAACACTGACCTCACCGAGTCGATTTAATCGCCTTACCTTGCAGTGCGCTACGGCTTGCTCTGTATCCTTGTTGTCCCAACCTTCCTGAATATCGATAAAAGTAGCGTGAGCCATGCACACCGCCAGTAACGCGTCACCCCACATCGCCGCCTTCCCATTGATTACGCTGATAGAATCCAATGACTGCAAGGGACTGAGGCCAACTTCTGCGCCCTTCTCCATTGCAATAATAATATCCTGAACCTTGCCGCGATACGCTGACGGAACAAGCCCCGACTTCGATGCAATCTCAGCCAACTGCATAACCTCAGTAAAACTTTGTGGTCCTAATTGTGTAAGTGAGTTTGTCATTATAGACCTCCTGCGAATGTTTTAGGGTAGCAGCGAGCAGCACGCTTGCCGTTCTTATCTTCCGTGAATACTGCAAAAGACTTGTCAACAAGCTTACCGTTACCACCGTCGCCAACCAGGACCGGATGGGTCAAGCGCTCATAGGAGCCAGAAGATTCAATCAGCTTATTCTGTAGCTTCGTCTTCTCCTTATTAAGCTCGCCCTCAATCGTCACAATTTCAACAATACGATTTGCGTGCTCAATCTCTTCCGGTGTCATCTGACGCTGTGAGTCAAGAAACCTCTCTCTCTCAAGCAACGTCTTGCGGCACTCGGCTGAGTCATCGACCTCTGGCGCAATGCCTGTAAGAATGTGGTCTTTCCAAAACTTAACCGAATCCTGCTCAATCTGCGCGGCTCGCTCATTATCGGCGTGAATTAGGAATGGCGTTGATAGAGCGTGGTGACTGAAATCAGCGTCAAGAATTACAAAGGGCCAACCGTATTTGTAGCACTGCATAATTGCCTGAATTTTATACATCTCAGGGACATCATCCGACATTGCCTCACCCCATGCACTGCGGTGCTGCCCATGCGCCTGCTTGAGTTCAACACCAAACAGAGCCTTGCGGTGGCGCGAAGAGGGTACGGCAAAGTAGTCGCCGGTAAGCCGCATCGGCACACCATCCACCTCATAAAACAGGGTAGGGGCTCTCTTAAGGACCACCTTATACCCGTTCTTAGAGAGGTTATTTTCAACCATCTGCGAATGCCCGTGCTCCATGAACAAGCCTCGCTCTAAAAGTTCGGTGCTCCCTTGCCTCTCTTCACCCAGGGAAATGCGTCTGAATATACTGTTTTTGCTCGACCACTTGTGTTGGCCCTGGATGGCCGCATGGTCCGTTGACGATAAAATCTTAGAATCTTTCAGTTCCATAAGAACTCCTTTTCTGTTAGTCCTGTCTTGACTGTAGGCGTTGTTGCGGTTAACGTCAACAGAAATCTAACATCAGGGAGTGACAATATGTCTTCAGTTAACAAAGTAATTCTAATCGGAAACTTAGGAAAAGACCCAGAAATCCGCTACACGCCACAAGGCACAGCCCTCTGTAAATTTACGATGGCCACCAGCCAGAAGAAAAAAGACGGGGAAGATTCGACCCAGTGGCACAAGGTCACAATGTTCGGAAAGAAAGCAGAGGTATGCGGGGAGTATCTCAAAAAGGGCCAGAAGGTCTACATTGAGGGACGCATTGAGTATGGACAGTACCAAGACAAGGAAGGCAACACTCGCTACACGACCGACATTATCGGCTACGAGATGCAGTTTATGACGCCCAAGAACGCACCCAACAGCGGCGGGGCTCCTTTCTAATGGGCGGTATAGTATTCGCACTTTGCTTTCTGGCTCTTGCCTTTGCTCTTTTTTTTGTTGCAGTCGGGATTGAGCTAACGACTCGCCGCAAGCTTAGCAAAGGCATCCAGAAAGAAGTGGCGCAATTTAGGCGCAGAAAAAAAAGAAACGAAATATGAAACTTGCCCCACCTTCGCAACAGCGTAAATGGTTATCGAATCCCTTATGAAAATTATTTACTTAGAAGGTGGGGCATCTCATGCTTGCAATAGGTAGCCTTTTCTCTGGCATCGGTGGCCTCGAGCTGGGTCTCGAGGTTGCGGGTGTCGGCAAAACAATCTGGCAAGTTGAGCAGGATGACTTTTGCAGGAACGTACTTGCCAAGCACTGGCCAGAAGCGGAGCGATTCGATGACATCAAAACAGTTGGAGCTAACAATCTCAGATATGCAGACATCATCTGCGGAGGATTCCCCTGCCAAGACATCAGCCTGGCGGGAAGTGGCGCCGGTCTGGCTGGGGAAAGGTCCGGCCTTTGGGGGGAAATGCACAGG